GTCAATTCTTGTGCTGACTCTACCTCAAACTTACCTCTGCCAGGAATCTCTACATCATAAATAGGCATAGCTTTCCTTATCTTTGTCTAACAATAACACCTGATGGCAATTGAGGGATACCTAATTGCTCTCTTGCAGATGGTTTTGGTTTTTTATCAGATGGTTTTAATGTCAAATCTAATGTTTTAAATGGATCAACAATAATCTTTGTTGGGTCTAATTCATAAGATGTTGCAATATCTGTATATTGTTTATTAAGATTATCTAGTTGTCCTTTTTGACTTACAACTAACTTCTTAGCAGAATTAACAAAATCATCTCGTTGAGCCTCACCAAGTCTTTCGCCTCTTAAAGCTCTGTTATACATATTTCTAATTTGATCTGGAACACCAGCAGCATTTTGAGCATTAGCAAACTCAGTTTCACGAACAACAGATGCTGGATCTAGAATTTTCATGTATCCAAAGATTAAAGAAAGGTCTCCTGCTGCCGATGGATCTTTTGCTGCTGATTCTACTTTTGCAAATGCTTGTGCGATACCTGTATAGTCTTTAGTTTTGTCTAAATACTGACTTCTTAATGTATTTTCTCTACCAAATGTATCTACTTCTTTTGTTTCTTTTTGTTTTGGAATTTGCTTAACAATATTAAGATTTTCATCCATAAATGCAATAGCATTACCAAGATCGATTTGCTTAAATGGTTTTTGTCCAGCTTTTGCTATTGTTGCTTGATATTCAAGAAACTTTAGTGGATCTTGCATTACTGCCTCTGGAATGATAGCCTCTTGCAACTTAGCAAGATCTAGAGTTCGTTTTGGTGCAATAGGCATTGTTAATGCTGACATTGTTTCAGCAGTAGGCATTTCACCTGTTTCTGTAGGAACAAGACCAAACTGAGGAACTTCTCTTGTAGCACCTTGGATAGCTGCTTGTAATCTTTGTTGAGCATCTTGCTTTTTCTTATACTCACCCAATTGCATATTAGTTACCATTTGCTTTAAACTGCGATCAAATGATTGGTTATAGCCTTCCATGCCTGCACCTAGTGCGCTACCTAGTATTTGTCCTGTGCTGATAGGTTGTCTTGTTTGTCCAGACTGTCCTAACAAGGCAATAGCAGCGTTTAGTAAGGCTTGCTGACCAGCACCAGACTGCATCCTTTGTGTTTCGGCAGGACTAATAAACTGAGAATAGTCTGGTTGTTGTCCGAATAAAGTTGATAGATCAATTGCCATAATTTATCCTAGTAAAGAATTTGGATTTCTTGCTCTTTGTAGAGCCAATAAGTTATAAATGCCAGAGTAATCTACTGCACCTTGAGGCATTTGTGTTCTACCACCCATTTGCATTTGTGGTATTGCTTGTGGTTGTTGCTTACCTAATAAACCACTAGCACCTCTTAGTGCTTGTAATGCTTGACTTGGCGATAAATTAAAAGAACTAGGTGCTGGTAATATGTCAGATCCAGATGATGTAACTACATTACCATTTGCATCTAGAATAATATCGCCTAATTCTCCAGGAATGATGGTTGCCTGTGGTGCTTCACCGCCACCATAAAAACCGCCTGGTTGCACATCAGCATCACCAAGCGAGCCACCCATGTTGAAATCTTCGCCTGTAAGATTATAGTTTGCCCCACCACCCATATCAAAATCTTCGCCTGTACCATACCCACCACCACCAAATTGACTACCTAATTCAGCACCAATCTGTTGACCAGCATAAGACTTACCAGCAGATAAAAGACCTTCTCCTATAGTTCCACCTTCTTCTATTGTGTCTACACCTTCAATAAGAGGTAATGCCCATGCGTTTCCACTAGCAACGGCAGCAGCTTTAGCAGCAAATTTCCAAGGATCATCTTCTATTTCTTGTAATTGATCTCCTACATAATCCAAAGCAGAACCCGCAGTATTTTCTACAAAATCCCCAACAGAACCCCCAATAGAACCCGAAGTATTTTCTACAAAATCCCCAGCAGAACCTAAAGTATTGTCTATAACATCTCCTACGAATCCACCGCACATAATTAATCCTTTAAGTGTTTGACTGTATTAAAGCCAACAGTTTTATAACCTAGTCTCTCATAAAACTGTCTGGTTTTATCCATGTCTACTGCTGTTGTTTGTCCTAAGTGCAGATCATCTGCACCCATATCTTTAGCCCATGTTTCTAGTGATTTTACTAGTTTAAGTGCTGCTCTACTACCTCGATACTCAGGTAATACAAAGAATCCTAGATCACTTATTCTTTTACGATTACTAAAGAAATACTCATGGGCTAGACCCGATATAAACCCAACAATTCTGTTGTGTTCTATTGCTATAAATCCGACTGCATTAGGATTCTTAAATAAATGTAGAATCTTGTGCTTTTCTGGTATTGCGTAAGCAAACTCTGCCTCGGCTACCATCTTGGTAACTAGTTCAAAAAACTCCTCTAAACGATGTAGGGTTAGTTTTTCTACTATCAGAAGTAACCGCCTAATAATCCACCGAGTGCTGCACCGCCTAATGCACCATAAGTACCACCGATTTGTGGAAACGCTTGACCTAGTGCGTAACCACCTAGACCGCCAGCTATACCACCGCCCAAGATGCCTGCACCACGATTCTGATAGGTAGGCGCGTTAGTTGTTTGTGTACCATAGCTTCCTAATGGAGTGCCATATACCGATGATAGATACCCTTGTAATTGCTGATAGGGTAACTGTTGTCCAAACTGGTAACGAGCCAATTGCTCTTGTAGAGGTTGTGCAGCGATTGCTTCTTGTTGCGCGCCCACTTGAGCCAATGTCTGAGAAGGTAGGAATTGTTGACCATAAAAGCTAGGTGCTGCACCAGCCAACTGAGCTTGGGCTAATTGAGCCTGTTGCTGTAGTCCTCTTTCTTGTTGGTACTGTGATCCTGCGATATTAGATGTAATATCCCCTAAAGACCGCCCATAAGCCTCTGTAGCAGTTCCCAAGGCTCTTTCCATACTACCACTACCTAAACGACCAGAACGGCTGTAAAGGCTCGAAATGCCAGGCAATACGGATTGGCTAAACTGTTGGGTTAGTGGGCGAGTCGCTGCCTCCATCATCGCTTGTTGGTACGGATTGGCATTTAAGAATCCACCGGCAGCAGTCTGTCCAACTTGACCTAAAGATGATGTATAAGCCTGTTGTGCCTGTTGTAGAACAGGAGACTGTTGGCGAGCAATAGCCTCTTGTTGGGCAATCGACTCAGTAGTCGCAGCCGATGGGCTTACATAGGTCTGACCAGGAAAGAACTCAGGTTGTTGTCCTGTTAAGAATAGACTCTGCGCCCTCTGCAAACCTTGGGTAAGGTAGGGCAATAGTGCTGGATCTACTGACGAGGTTTGTGTAGTTGTTGCCATAATTTTATCCTACGATGATGTATTTATAATTCATGCCTGATACTGTATTAGCTGGATGGCTAATAGTGGCACTTCCGTTGGTTACTGCTGATATATAAGGCATTGTAAAAAGATTACTGGTATAGCCATTTGATGATAGATAACTCATTGTGGCTATGATGCTAGGTGTTGCTGGTCTAGTAGGTGAAGTATCTGTACCAAAATGCTCAATCGTTACACCAATATCAGATGGTCTCCAAGCTAACTCTACATAATCGTTTTTTTCTAAACCAATAAAAAAGTTTAATGAGCCAATCATATGACTTGGAATGCCTGCACTTTTTCTTTGTGAGATACCAAATTTACTGTTTGATGCTGCTACATTAGTACCATTTTTTCTAAACCATACATCTACAAACTCAGGATCATTAACTGTGCTTTTAAACTGCACACTAAACTGAATGTTGTAGAGTCCAGAGTAACCTGCTGTTAGTTTCGTACTAGTTACTAGACTTGCACCTAAAGCATAGTCTGTAGTGCTAAACGACATAATATTGGCTGCTGTAGTTGTTGTCGCAGCTTGGTCTGTATCGTCTTGTACAGCTAAATAAGGGTAATACGATGTAGCTGATACATCGTCTGTAGCCATCAACAAAATGACAGAATCTACACCAATACGAGCATCTGTAATTGTTGTAGTAGATGCACCGCCTGTCGCTAGAGTTACCGATCCTGTATTGTTTGTCTTGCCATTCATAATCCCATTGACTACCTCGGCTACTCCACGAGGATCGCTACCAAATGGGGGTAATGCTCTAAACATTATCTAGTTCCTAGAGGGCTTAAATCTATGTCCATTCCGACTGCGGATGTCCAACTACCTGTAGGAGTTAATTGTAGACGATGATAGCGACCAACACCACGCACAGACACTCTATTTTCGGCATCTGCTGCTGTTTGTGATCCAAATACTGTGGACTCTGTTAAAAGCCTACGAGATAGCAAAGCCACGCTACCAGAGCCACCCTCAACAGTAGGTTTTACTAATGTAATAGATGAGGTAGATCCTGGCACTTCTATATCGCCTGTTTCTAGGTAAGCCGTAGCGTTAGCACCTGAAAAGGTAACAATTTTTGCACCATCTACACCGGCTAATTGTAGTTTTCCACCAAGCCAAATTCGGCTATCAAAGGTAGTAAGGATTGTTTCTAATGTTCCATAGACATCTAACCCTTCTAATGTAACCGCAGGGGTTGATGTAGATGCAACTCTATCTACAGTAGTTGTTCCGCTAGTCCAACGCTGAGTCTGATAGTTATAGATTAACAAGCTATCCGCAGTTGCAGAACTATTAGAGGCATATGCCCAAATAATTAACTTCTTTGTTGGATCTACTGCTGCCGACATAAGGTACAAAATACCTTCATCTACATTGTCAAAAAAGAATCGGTTTACTTTTTCGTTACCAATCGGCACTACATTTTGACCATCGCAGGCATAAAAGCCATCATCGCCTAAGAAAAACGATGTTCCACCATATTGAATAATAGAGTTTGCCTCGTAGCATCCTAAATTACGACTAATGTTATCAAATTGGAATACCAATGGGCTACCAACATAAGACATCCGATGGATAGAACGATCCATAAAGACTAGACCATATTCACCACCTGTAACACCGACCACAGAGCCACCATCGGGAATATCTTGGAAGTCTGCTTGGGTCGTAGCGGAAGCTGTCCAACTAGACTCATCTCCCAATGCTGACCATTGAACCCTATTTGGATAACTAGATTGATAGCCAGATACTACAAAGTCTCGCACAACTGTTACATATCGCGCCTCTGGTGCATCTGCTGCAAGGTTTGCAAATAAAGAAGAACTATTTAAGTTAAATCCCTGTAATCTATCGAATCCGTTAGCTGCAATAATGACATTACCAAACTGTGTAAATCTAAAACGCTGATCTGTAGGAGTTGTGTAGTTTCCTGATTTGGATACATTGTCTAAAGACAAATCTCCAGAATCTAACTTAAATAATTTTGTAGAACCACCAGCAAATACTAATGTAGCTCCTGCCGTTGTTTTTCCTGCAACTACATTGTTTAGGTTCTCAGATGCGGATGCCGAGTAATTTACTACTGTAGGCAATGCACCATAGCCTACTGCCTTAGAGTAAACATTCTCTGCTCTCCTAAGACCATTAGTAATGCCTGGCTGATCTGGTGTCCATTCTCCGAATGTTATTCTGCTGATTGCCATTAATTATTTACCCATGAATTATTACTACCAGAACTTGTAGTCCAAGTAGTCGATGTTGGTGTTGTTCCTGTCCAAGGCTCTGAGCCTTCCGATGATACTGTCCAAACTGTCGTACTAGGTGCTATACCTGTCCAAGCCTCTGTTCCTGCTGTCTCTCCTGTCCAATTATCGCCTAATATTCTGCCTAGGCAACTTACTGTAGAAGTGTTAGAAACAGAACCTAAAGCAGAAAATACTGCGTTTGCATAACACGCTATGTTGGCTAATGCGTTAACACTAGCGTTGCCAGAAAAGTCTACATTACCAAGTGTACTAACTGTCGTTACACATAGAATTTCACAGTTTGCTAGTCTTTGTCTAATTGCATTTGCTGTTATTGTTGCACTAGCAGATATAGAACCACTAAAGTCTCTTATTCTGATACAACTTGAGTTTACTGAAACTGTACTAGTAATACTAGCATCAGCAAGCCGAAGTCTAATCGCGCTACTAACTACAGAACAAACACCATCTATAGATGCGCTTGCCTCTGTAGCTGTTACATCACCTACACAATATCCTGTATCCCAATATCCATATACAACATATTGGTCTGCAAAAGCCATCAGCAGTCCTCTGCGCCTTCGTAATCGCTAAAAGTCTTTAGAACCTCATATATGGCTGGGATTAAATCACCCTTTAAATCTTCCATAGCGATGTAATGTGCGTTTTCTTTGACTGTAGCCATGTTGCCATGCCTTGCCGACTCGTCATAATGAATAGCGACTTGGACTTGGATTTGGTCTTTAGTGCCAAAGAAATTAGTGATTCTAACGTAGGCTTGTGGGGCTGGTACGCCAAATTGGGTTTGAACTGCGAGCTTTAATGCCATGATTTCTCCTTAGTAAGTCATTTCGGTTGTGCGGATTTGGCAAACTGTACGAATAGTCGTTGCCGCTTGCCCAGTAAAAGTAACTCGTAAACCACCATTAGTCGTATCTGCTGTTACTGCGATAACCCAAGTAGATGCCCCAGCATCAGCATAGGTAGAGGTTACTGTAGGTGTACCGACTAAAGCTGTAGCTGCCGCATTAGCACCTCGTTTAATTACACCCTCAATAGTCCAGCCTTTAGTATCCCCACCAGCAGTCTTTCCTGATATAACTTCTCCAGTAAAGAAGTAAGCAGAGTTGTTAGGTAGTATTACTTGGTTTGTTGTAGATGCAGCACCTGTATCGCTTGTCAGGGCTGTGGCAGTAGCATCAGTAGTCTGACGAGCAAGAATTAGTAGGGCAGATTGTGATATTCCTAAAGCATCTGCTATTGGATTATTAGAGCCACTTATAGATATATTTCCTGTAATTGACCTTGATGTTCCGTTTCTACCACCAATAACCGCCCCAACAGTAGAGTTTGCTGTGTTGTTATAACCACCAAGAACAGAAGCACCAAGTCCTGATGCTGTATTTCCTTGACCGCCAGCTACAACTGATTGACCGCCACTTGCTGTATGTGATGTGCCGCCACCAATAAAAGACAAAGTTCCACTTGCTGTACTATTCCAACCACCACAAAGAACTGATGTATTTCCGCTTGCAGTATTGGCAAAAACACTTGTGCCGTCAGTTCCACCGCTTCCAACAAATGAACCAATCCCACTAGCAGTATTTTTTCTTCCACCAGCCACTACAGACCAATCCCCACTAGCCACATTCCTATTAGCACTACTGCCAGCATCGCCTCCGCCCCCAATGAAACTATATGAACTAGTCGCTTGGTTGTTACCGCCACCGACTACTACTCCATGAGGGGTATAGAAAGATAGAGTGCTTGTAGATGAACCTGATGCGTTTTTGCTTAATGTAAGTGCTGTTCCACTAATGGCGGCTACATAGGTATCACCAGCAATAGAAGTGCCTGTAATTAATTGTCCAACTTTAATGTTAGCGTTTGAACCTGACAATGTAACCGCAGTAGTAGCGTTCATTGTGCCACTTTGGGTGGTTACGGCAGTAATTGATGTGCCGCTGTTAGTAAAACCACCACCAATAAAGTTGTAATAACCATTAGCTGTGTTGGAATTACCACCAACAATGGCAGTATAAACAGATATTGTTCCTGCATTTATAGAATTTGAATTACCGCCACCAATAAACGAATATCCACCAGCATTACTATTGCCATATCCGCCTGCAATGTTAGGTGCAAAAGCATTTGCAGTATTTCCAAAACCACCTGAAGTTACTGAATAAGTGCCAACGGCAACTTGCCCTGCCACACCTCTAGCAGTCTGCCAATCAACAGCATTAGCACCCCTAGCATTACCACCTGCTGTAGTAGATGTAGTAGCTTGTGCTTGTAATGCGCCTGTACCTGCTGGTTGTACAAATAAAGCACCATTAGATTCTAATCCAATAGTAGATACTCCACTAAAGGATAGGGTAGGAGTTCCGTAGACAATAGCAGATGTAGTAGGCACATAAGTATTTAATGTGCTACCTATTTCTAATTGCGGTGCATAAACTAAAATTGTTTTACTTGTTCCAGTAAATGAAATGTTTGTGCCATCTTCAGATACAAAAAATTGAGAAAATGTTTGAGCACCTGTAATTACTATTGAGCATCTGTACCAACCACTACCAACTGCTGTTATTGCAGAAGATGTAGGTGCATTATTAATATTTGCAGAAAATGCTCCAGTATTTATATTAAAAATTACACCAGCATTTTGTGCGCTTGAATATAAACCAACAAAATTTGCAGTTCCAGCTTTTGCATAAAGGCTTAAAGTAAAAGTATTTGAAGCATACGATGTGGATTGAAAAAAAGTATGCTGACCAGTATTAGTTCCAGTATTTATTGAAAATGCGCTAGAGCCACCAAAAGGGTCAGTTTGTGAGCCAGTAACAGCAATATTAGTCTGTGTCCAAGTTGTTGCAAGTGATACTGTATTTGTTAATAAATTCTGCCCAGTTCCATTTAACCTACCTGTCTGTCCTGTAATCGTAGTAGCGTTTACAGTAGATGGGGTAGTAGCACCGATAGTAGTGCCATTGATTGTGCCGCCTGTGATGGCAGCAGCAGTCTTTTCTACTTTGTCTGTATTAAGATTGTTAAAGTTAGCATCTACCTCTACATGGGTAAGCGGAGAGCCTTTACCGGCTCTGGTAACAATAGTAGACATATTAAGCTAAGGTAACTGATAGATTACCGATTGCGATCTTAAATACATCTCCTGTTTCTATTATTTTAGAACTGTCTAGTGCTGTATGGTAGTACAGATTACCGCTTGTGCTTGCATCCAATATTCCAATATGGCTTACAGTTCCCCAAGTCGATGTGCATTGTGGAAACTCTACCGCAGCAGAGTTTGTAGATACACCATTGCTTGGTGCGCCAAAAGTTACTGATTGTCGAGCATACGATCCACCACTTACCTCTGTGCCTGTACCAGCATCTATAGGGTCTGCTGTATAAAGACCAACATAAACTGTTGCAGGAGAGGTAAAAGTTGTTGCTCGTAGAGTTGCATTGATTAGTGCGTTCTCTAGGTAGTTTGACATTTCAGCCATAGTATTTCCTTATCGTGAGGTTACGCGCATTTGTAATGGAACACCCGAATACTCGCTATTTTGGTCTGCATCGGATATGTTTTTAATTGCTCTGTCGTACAGGGTTGCCCATGTCTGACTTCTTGCATCATTAATTAAGTATGGCTCTGCTTCTAAAAGAGAGGCATAGAGGAGAGCATCTGGATAATTAGCAAGAAATACATTGCTTGCATTACTAGTAGACAATACAGTAGGTTTAGCATAGTAGAGAATCTCCAATGTATATGCTGTATCTGGCTTTGGTGCTAACTCAAATTCGCTTGCCAGGATCGTGTAATAAATTGGTTTGCCACTTTCATCTGCCGGAGCATCTCTAGTAAACAGACTGGGAGACATATAGGTAATAGGGTATCTTGGGTTGCCTTGGATATGCAAATCACGAATCTCTAAGAAGTCTGTAGGTAAGGCTACTTTGCCATCACCACTTACTGTTAATGCTGTAGCTGACTCTAACATCTGCCGAGTGCGTAAGTCTCTTGCTATGCGTAGCTCTGCAAAGCTAATAAAGTCGGGGATAACCGATGTTAAGTCTGTTCGACCTAAGTAGTTAGCCACCGATGCTTTGAGATCGGTAAAGTTTGTGTAAGCCATGATTTCCTAATCTTTTGGTAGTTCGATGTTATGCCATCCATAGACATACTGCCCAATATGCTTTATCTGTTTGGATAGATCGTGATCTACCCAAGTATCAACTCCTTCATCTTTTGCTTTAATGCAAAAGTAAATGTCCTCACCCAGTATCTTGTTGTTTAAAAGCTGCTCAAAGTAGAAGTAAGGTTTTTCCATCTTCTTAATGACACTCTGTTTAATCAACATAATTCCACAGCCAATCCCATCTACTTTCTCAACGCCTGACTTTGCGTTGGAGTAGACTGCTACCCAATCTACAGAGCCATCCTCGTTAATATGGATGTTCCTAGCTGTAGGGTTAACTGGTTCTGCCCTTGTAGTTGCGTTAACCCCAATAATATCTTTATCGTGAGCCATTAATATTTTTAAGGTATCTTGTGGAAACCTCATATCTGCATCTACAAAGAGCAGATAGTCTGCCTTGTTTTCTAGTGCTGTTTCTACCAACTTATTCCTCTGGTCAAATATTAGCGTTCCAGAGCTAGTAAACAGGTCTATATCGTGTTTTGTGGTCTTAATGGTATACGCACACATTGCTACTAAATCAAACGCTGTAGCGACTTCCATTTGCCCCCTAGCAGGGATTAATATAGCAATCTTCATACTTGACCCCCTCTAGTTCTAAACACCTTGTTGTCAGGGTTATTTAGCCACTTTTTGAGGGCTTTTTGGTCGGTAATATGAAAGCCTCGCATAATTCCCATTACATTTAGAGTCTCAATAATCTCCAAAGGTAATGATGCTATTTTATTCTTTGCATCGTATGGGGTATCTCCCCATCCTGTCTTTTCACTACGCTGATTATATTGTTCCTTTGTATGGTTAATAAAATCATCTAATTGTGTTTCTGTCTTAATAATAAGACCGCCCTCGCCATCTGCGTAGGCTGTTTTTACTACTCCGTTTACTACACCCAAGTTACCTCGTTTGCCGAGTTCTGACATAAAGACTCCTAGAAAGGGGGCAGGTTTTGCCCACCCCCTATTCTACAACTTATCTACTATTTATCAAGATAAGTCGAAAGCACCACCATGAGCAGCTTCATTGCGAACTTCAAGGGTCAATTCAGCCAAGATTTGTTTCTTGTCTGCATCGCCTACTTTAGCAATGTCGTTGGTCTGGAATGGTCGCAGATACGCTAATGCTGCATACTCAGGATCGAGTACGAGGGCATCACGAGTACGCTGGAATCTATTTGGAACAATTTGGAGAACTCCGAAATCGCTTTGATAGAGATCAGCACCACTAAGGATTGTTGCTTGACCGCTTGTAGGTACTTGGTAGCGTTGTGCAGCCAAACCAGTAAAGCCTGATACTACTTGCTTTTGTGTTGGGCTAACAAACAATGCTGATGGTGTACCACCGCTAGAGAATACTTTAGCGATAACATCTTTGAGGATGGTCTCGGTAAATGTGCGGGTTGATCCATCTGTACGAGTAGAGA